TTAGTAATGTTGTAGTGTGTACTTGTATCTTTGAGTACACCATCTACACGGACTTTGACATCAGATTCTTGATATGAAGGAAAGGTAAACTGTTTAGAAGCTTGCCCATCCCCAGTGTATTCTACGAATGTTGTTGCCATTTATTTGTATATGTTGAGGAGATTTGCTGTTTGCTGTTGTTTACTTTGTTGAGCAAACTTCTTAAGTCTTTGTTCTCTTACAACGTCAGCAATAGAGTACTTAGAACTTATGTTAGCCCATGCTGCTCTTCTTGCTCTATCGAATAGTCGTTTAATCATAATGTTATGGTAGTAATCTCTAGCATCATACTGAGATCGCTTACCAGCTCTAATGTCAGCATACATTTGTTCCATGGATGCAATCATCTTAGGATCTACTGCCATTTTATCAAGCTCTCGTTCTAGATTTTGTACACCAATAGCACGTTGAAACTCAGATCTAATTTTTGGTAAGTCTGTTAGATTTGTACCATCTGGTGCGTAGTATGTAGATTGTCTAAGATCGTAACCGCTATCAAATAAAAAATTTCTACCGGGGCTTTGATCTAAGCTAAGAGATATTGGGCTAACTGCGTTAAACGCACGAGTTAAAAAGTCCCAATCTTTCAGAGGTTTACCGTTAAGCATGTCATACTTAATTGGTAATCTTTGTTCTGCGTCTGTAAAGTTTTCAAGTATTAAGTTACGGTTTCGTATAGACTGATCAACACCAGATGCTATTTCACGCATGTATGGGGTAAATAATTTACCTAGCTCATTACGTAATCCAGCTAATGGTATTTGGTTATTTGCTAGACCAGCTATAATTCTGTCAAACTGACCGGGACGGCCACCAAATAAATCAACAAAGGACTGTATACCAGCAAGATATGACTTACTTGTTATAGCCTGTGCTACAACCAATGAAATTTTCTGTAGTTCTGATTCTGTCCACTCTTGACCCATAAGTTCACTTGCATCACCTACATCAGCTATAGTAGACATTATTAGGTTAAACGGTTCAAACTGATCGTAACCTACACGTACAGCACCTAACTTAATAGTTCTTGGCTCCCACTTACCGTCTATCCACATCTGTCTTTTCTGTCTGTCAACAGGGCCATTACCGTTAAGATCACCACGCATCCAAGCTTGTGCAGCCATAAATGTTACAGCTGATCCTATTGCTAATCTACCGCTTTGTAGGGCTTTAGCATTGGCTAATTCTTCTGGGCTTGTAATTCCATACTTAGCAACGTTATCTAGTTTGTCTGGACGTGCAAGAGCTATGTCGTTAAACTCCTTAACTAAAAAGTTAAAACCGGGTGTATACTTACCTGTAAGAGCAAGACCGTTAACACCAGTTCTAGCAAACAAAAAGAATGGCTTGGCTAGAGGTGCAGCAGTAAACACATCGTTAAGACCTTTGGCAAAGCCAGTAAGCTCTTGTGTAAGTGTTACTTCTTTACGTGCAAACAATGTTGCTTCGTCTACTATATTACCACTGGTATCAAAAATCTGACTGTAAAAATCATCTTCGTATGCTCTCATTAGGTCTTTTGTTATCTTAGGTGTTTTAAGTCCACCTTCTTGTAACTCAAGAACTTTACGCATTGCTTTTTCACGCATCTTAGCACGGCCAAGAATGTATGCAAACGCATCGTCAGTTGCGGCCATAAGTTTCGTAGAGTATGTTAACAAGTTACTGTTATTCATACTACGTGCCATATTAGCCATACGAAAGGCTGCGGTTTCTCCAAAGGTAGCTCTACCACTATCTTCTGCCCATCTACGTAATACTTCCCAGTTTTCATCACCTTTAGTATATTCAGAGTATCTAGTCTTAATAGATGCTAAATCACCTTTCCAATACGAGTTTAGCTTGTCTCTAAATAATGTAAATGATTCTGGTATAGCTTCAATCATAGCATTGACTGATGCAAGACTTGACTTAAATGTAACTGAATCTCCAGTAAAAGGGTATCGTAATCCAGCACCAATAGCTGTAGCTAGAGGTCTAAGGAATGTTGCAGTAGATGTACCCATAATTGCTCTCAAAGGTGTCTTAGGGCCAGACAGTATACTGTGTGTCATTACACCTTCTAATTCACGTATAAGTGTACCAGTACGGTTTATGCCACCGGGTTCTAGCTGTCCACCAAGTATAACCTTACGTGCCCAGTGATCGAAGTCATCTAGTGTATTTACATCTTTCATCATAGAAAATGCTTCATACACAGCCATAAGTAAATCGTCGTCACCATCTTGTGCAATGTTAAGTACAGAAAATATAGCTTCTCTTGATGCTTCTACTTCTTTTTTAACTACTTCATTGATAGCTTTTTTACGTGCTTTACCAGCTCCTAATTCTCTAAAAGAGTCGGACTTTACAAATCTAGCTTTTTTAGTTAAGAACAATGCAGACAACATAGTGTCTACGATTTGTTTAGTTGGGCCATCTATAGCTTGTAAGTCTACTAAGTCAGCTATTTCTCTACCAGCAATACCTGTATCTCGTAGCTGTTTTAGTAGTGTACCAAGGACAAGATCTAAAGTAACAACATCTCTAGATGCTAGTATTTCTATACCATCTACAACATCTTTCTGTGCTTCTAGTATATCCTTTAGATATTCTCTTGCTGACATTTCGCCAGCTTCTCTACCTTGTGTAATACGTTGGTGTGCTTCTACATGCTCTCTAAACTTGTCAGCTAAAGCTCTTCTATCACCTTTAGCAGCCTGTAGCTCTTTAGCAAACTTGTCACTACTCATTAGTGTTTTTGCAATACGTTCTACAGTTTCATCATCTGTACCACCGAGCTGTGCTATACGCTCACGTTCTACTGGTGTTGTGACAGAACCAGCAGACCCTTCTTCTGATCCCCACTCTTTACGAGTACGAGATAGTTGTGTACGAGCTACCTCGGGTTCAACCTCTGATATGTGTGCCCCTTGGTGTGGCTCTGCTATAGGTCTGTTTTTATCAGCTCTAAATTCTGTTTCTCCTCTACGTAACTGTGCAATACCAGCCTTAATAGTCTGGTCATCTATACTTTTATTACGTGCCTTGATTTGATCTACAACTGGTTTAGCACCTTTCTTTAGTGTATATGCTACACCATCAAATACAAGACCTATACCCATGCCTTCAACGATGTTTTTTATTTTCATCATTACAGGATGGTCTGTGTCTTTTGTAGCTAGAGGTGTATCTGCCCAGCCGTATCTTTCACGTAAAGCTCCAAGCACGTTCTGCTCATCTGACTCTTTTGATATAAGGTCAGATACAGCTCCAATAGCTGCACCACGAGCTAAACTGCTGCTAGTTAAACCAATAAGTCCAGCTGGTACAGTTATAATGCCTGCGGCTGCTGCACCTTTTGCTGCTAGTACAGTACCAGCTGCAAGAGATCCAAAATGTACCAGACCTCTAAGTTGTTTACCCCACCATGTTTTGGTTTCTATTGGGTTAGTATACCCACCAAAAGGTGTCCAGTCTGGTGTATATGTACCTGTTTCATCTTTCTGCCTTTGCATTTCTCCAGACAAAGCATCAACAGTACGCTCTGGGAACGTAGCTAAAGATGATGCTGTATCTTGTAAACCGCCTGACAGTATTGACTGACCCTCTTTTATAAGTGCCTTAGCACCCCAAGTATCAGCATTTCGTGGATCGACTTGTTCCGATTGAGCTTGCTCTTCAGTTTCAAGGGTTTGCTGTTGTGCTTGTAATCTAGCCTGCTCTCTCTGATTAAACTCATCAATAGCTTCTCTAGTCTTACCAGCAATGATATCAATAGCATCCTTATTTTCATCGTAGCCTTCACCACCTGTATAAGATTGTGTCATGGTGTGAATAGATCTCCTTTGATTTTATCGTATTCTTGTTTTACTTTTTCTTGAGCTTCTTTCATATCAAACTTTTGTACCTCTTTTAGAATTAGCTTACTAATTTCTGGAGATAAATTGTGTAATTGATTGAAGGTCATGTTTTTTAATTTAGGAAATAGTACATTCATAGCTTCGATTTCCTCTTTATTGAAGTGACTTAACTTAGTTACAAGTCTACCTTTATTATCGAACTCCATACCTCGTATAGAATTGGATCTACTAAGATGATAACGCATAAGTTCTATAGCCATAAAATCTTGAAAGTCATCATCAAACTTTTGACCTTTACCAAAAGCTTCTTTAAAACCTTCTTGATTATATATTTCTAAAAACTCTCTACCTGTAATACCATAACGACCCATTACAACGTCAGGATGTTGTTGAGCTACCTTAGCAATATACTCTATATTTCTTTCAGTAATAAAGTTACCAAATTTGTTTGCACTTATATTTGTACCAAATCGGTTTCTAGCTGGTGCAGTATTATAAAAATTATAACCTGATCTTCTGTTACCATACTGCCCATTAGCATAAATACTTTCTAGATTATCTAGCACCTGTTTTGCATACTTACCACCTTCTTTTGTAATGATATTATGAACTCCGTGCGTACCATTACTTAGCATGTATTTCTTCTCTTCGATAGTAACATAGTCTAGTTCTTTTTTTAGACGTTTACCAAAGATAGGATCATCCTCAAATGCACCAGTAGCACGTAGTCTTTCAAACATTATTTCATGGACAGAAAGTGGATTACCTTCTGCATCTTCTAACTTACTAAATCTAAAAGTTTCAAAGTACTTAAGAACTTCCGGATGTAATTTACCGCCACTTCGTATGTACAGTAAGGCTCTTTCTAGATGTATACCTTCGCCATCATGTACATCTTTAGAAAATAGTAAACTTGGATCTTTGTTATACGCTTGTCTAAGTACTTCGGCTTTTTCTGCACCATCATTTATTAATACTTGACCTAGACCGTCATACTCTCCAGCATTAAACTTTGCTCTTATCTCCTCTATCCGACCATTGATAAAGCTTTCTACACTACCAGCATTTCTAATCTCAATATCAAGTTGAGATACTGGGCCTGTAGTGCCCTCTACAATTTCAGCAGCTAGTATTTCTTCTAGTCGTGTTGCTAAAAATAAGTCAGGTACTTCTAATTTATTGGCACCACCTTGTTTAACTTTACGTTCAAGTATCATAGCTTTGATAACTGAACTTTTGTCATTTATTAAAGATGCAAACTCAAGTCTTTTTGCAACTCCAACATCCATACCAGCTACATCTACCTTGTTAAATAAGTTGTTAATATACTCAGGTATTGGCATGTCAGGATTGTTTGGATTGTATAAGCTTTCATCCGACACAAACTCAGTTAGTATTTCAAAGGCTTCAAGTCTAGTCACAGTACGATTAGGTCTTTTGTTAACCTTTTCCATTAATGGATCAAACTTTGCTCTTTTAAATTCTGCTACTAGATCTTTATAACTTTCTTTTTTTTCAGTGCTTTCAGTATTTCTTGCGTCTGATATAGCATCCTCTATAGTTTTTACAAACTGACTCATGTTATTGTAACGCTTTGGCTCTTTTTCAAAGTCAATGCTATTTAAATACTCTTTAACATTTAGATAATCAGTCTTCGTGCTTCTATCTGAATAACGTAATTTTTCTAGAACAGCCTCTGCATGAGGTATCATTTTTGGATTATTTTTAACTAAGTTTGCTACTGTATCAGCAAACCAAATCATAGACTTTTGGTGTCCATCTTTATCGTTAGCATGATAAGTAGCTTTATACTGTGCTATTAAATTTATACCTTCTGTATCGTTAAACAAATTTAAGTCTTGACCTTCAGCGGGTGTGCGATTGATAGCACTAATGTAATCTTCAACTCTACCAACAAAATCAGCTTTTCTTTTAGCTTCAAGTTTTGTTATAAATGTAGAATCCCAAAGATAATCTCTGTCTTTTAAATACTGAGTTATTGTGGGTTGTACTATTTTTAGAAACTGTTTCTTATAACTACCTGAACTTATATCATAACCAGCATTTAGCATAGAAACGTGTATTTTGTTTCGGACTGCCTGCTCTGCTGCTTTACGTACACGTGATTTTTCTAAAGGATCAGATATATCATCAAACCCTAATGCACCTAAAAGAGCGTCTATACCACCTTCTATAATATTAGGGTCTATCTTTTTTAACTCTAACCTCATAGGTTGGTCACGGTTAAACGCAAACTCAATATCAGATAAAGTTTGATAAGCAGCATCGCTGTTAGCTCTAATATCTACTTTACCACCAGTTCTATCAAAAGTATCTTTTACAAGGCCTTCCATTTCCATAAGGAAAAAGTCTTGTTTATTTTCTTCTTTATGTAGCTCTAGTATTTTACTAATAGACTCCGCATCGTTAGCAAATTGTATTTTATCTAAGTCATCACTAGCTCGTTGTGCTTCTAAAGACTGATTTATTTTACCTATACTACCTGTAAGCTCTCTAATAGCTGTTAGTCGTTTATCAAAAGCCTGTACTCTATTCTTTTCTATCTCGATCATATCATCGTAGAATCTTTTAGTATCCTCGATGTTTCTGTCGATCTGTTCGTTAACTGCTTCAGTTAAGTCAGGCTCTGTTTCTAAGTAATTAGTTTTACTTATATCGGGTAACTGATCTCGTGGAGTCCCGATGACGTTTCCGAATGATGATGTCATAGTTATCTAGGGAATAATACACTAAATAGAGATGCACCATCCGCTCCTACAGGAGCAGCAGCTATACTTGCAACCTGACTTGCAACTTGTAAGAATCCAGTAAATCTATCTGTTGGTGATAGCATTACAGGAGCACCATAAGCAGCTGGTATACCTAACGCTTCTCTTGCTTTTGCGTTCTGGTTTAGGAACTTACGTCTTGCACCTTCTTGTGCATACGCCATATTTCTACCAAATGTAGCATCCATCACACTATCTACTTTGGCAACTGTGTTTAAATATTTAAGGTAGCTATTACGACCAGCAGCTCTAGACCTACCGCCTTGTAAAGCACGACCTCTGTTTTTGTCTGAGAAGAACTTAGCGGCTGCATTTTGCACAGCTAAACGTCCTTTTCCTTGATTATAAAGAGCACGGACATAAGCATCGCTAGTGTCACGACTATATCCAATAATGTTTCTATCTTTAGCTCTACGTAGGCTAGTTTCTTTGTTAAAAAACTTTAAACCTTGTTGAGCGTAAGTAGCATCTTTTTCTCTAGCTCTTTGTCTTTGTTGGGCTCTTATGCCTCTATTAGCATCTACGCACACGGCAAAATTCAATAAATGTTACATTGTTCGGCCCATGTTTTAACTTGCGTAAA